ATAAAGGTGTCACGACATCGCCAGCCATTGATGGGGTTGTCCACTCCGGTGCGTTGTCGCTATCGGCGGCATTGCAAGCCCACATAATTGCAAGCAACTCAGCGATTTTTGCATGGCGATATTCGGTCATCATAATGTCAGTCATGTCGGCTCCTGTTTCGCGTGTCTCGTCAGGCATGGGTACGAACCCCATGCGACAGGAAGGGCAGATTGTCAGTCTGCCCATCATTCCGCCCAGTCGGTTGTTTGAACTTTGACCCAGTCGCTTCAGCCATTGGATTGGCACCATCGCATTCTTTGGGGGGTCTGGCATCCATCACGCAGGAAGTGGGCGGAACATCTGGTCTCAGGGGCAAGCAGTGAAAGGGTGCTTCGTAAACCGTTGCCAACGTCCGGCAGTGGGGTTCCCTGAGTGTCGCTGGGCTACCAACCCAATGTGCGCTTGCGGTATGTGCCTCCTGTAAATGCGTGGTGGGCGGTTGGGGCAACTCTCCCCTTGGCCTTCAATTATCGTTCTATATTAAGTAGACGACTGAGACAAGCATATTATTGTCATTTATTGATATTTATTTACATTATTTTACAGATGCGTCTGTAATGTACAGTGGAAGCTAAAAACGCTTCTAGACTATTTTAGGTGTGAATGTACCCAAAACACCCTAAAGCCGCTCAGGGGGCTTCTATGGGCGATTAAAGGCATAGTGATGATTAGGGGTTGCCCAAAGGTTCCATGTAACTTTTCTGGATGGTAGACTAACCAAAGTTAAAACCGCGTATGCTGCCCGCCAAGGGCAATGCATTCCGCTTATAGGGGATAGAACATGGCAAAGAAACCAACATATCTAAAAGTAGTGGGTAAGGAACAACCATTAACAGGCAAGCAAGAGGCCTTCGCTAAGCTGGTGGCAGGGGGTGCAGTCCTGAGTGATGCATATAGAGAATGCTATTCAGCTGATACTATGAAAGATAGCACGGTTTGGTCTGAGGCTTGCCGCCTTGGCCAGAACCCCAAGGTCTCCGCAAGGATAAAGGATATTCAAGCCGATATGGAGCAATGTCACCGCACGAGGGAGCACAGGCTAAGGGAACACGTTTTGAAAAGGCTTCAAGAAGAGGCCGATGGGGCAGACAATGCCTCTTCGAGAATTAGAGCTTTAGAGCTGTTAGGCAAATCATTATCTGTGAGTTTATTCACAGATCGTATAGAACAGGCTGAGACCGCTGAGAGATCGTCCGCAGAAATCGAAAAGGATTTGAAGGCGCGGCTGGCGCGGTTGATCGGATCGTGAGGGGGGTTTCCTATTCGCGAAACTTTGGTGACCCCACCTACCCCCTATCCCACCCATAGAGACCTGTGCCTACACGCGCATACTACATGAGGTTCTACTCAAACAATGACAGAGATTTTTGTAAAGCCCTCCCCCTGTGTTGGTACTTGCATCATCGATGAGATAAATAATCTGTGCCTAGGGTGTAATAGAACTATAGATGAGATAGCCCTGTGGGACGATTTAACGGTCTCTGAGGCGGTATTGATGATGGAAGTGGTGCGTACCCGTACCCTTTGTCTCTGGCAGGCGTGGGAGGATTGTGAGAAGCCTACCCTTCAGTAGAAAAAGGGGTAGGAATCCTAGGGGGTAAAAAATTTTGCAAAAAAAATTTGAAAAGTTACCTATAACTTTCCCCAGTGAGTGTCTATTGCCTCTATCACATCATCCCATTCTGCTATTTTTTTTAACTCTTCTATCACTGCTTCTGAAATATCTGAGTGTTCCCCGATACCCGCAGGGTTAGTCATATACACATCGATGTTTGCCTTGTGTATGGCTACATGCCCTTCTGCGTGTTTTCTTACTGCTTCTAAAATATCAACCATTTTCGTCCTCTGCATATAAGTTGTTGAAGATTTGAGTTGTGTCTAGTGTGTAATCTAGATCTGACTTTGAATAATGGATATGCTGGGATGGCAGGAAGTCTGGTGCGCCTTCTCCTGTTTCAAACCATGCTGGGTGTGTCACCCTAACGCGGTTGTTGGGAAGAGCGATAATATTGCCAGTCCAATCACCAGCATCAAGTAGTTCAAGTACATGGCTTTGTTTGTGTTGAGCTGGGTCATCTGCTACCTCACTGTCTGTATAGTCTACCGTGAATAGATATTTCGCAGGATAAAACTCTCCGCCAACCTTAGCAAGCCAAGGGCATGGTGTGGCTCTGTTCAGGGTGTAAACAGCGTGAGTGTGTGACATGCAATCCCAAGGCTGCGCCTCATGCACCTGCATAACTTCAGGCCATTTGTCAAAAGCCGTATCCCCAACTAAGGCTGTTATCGGCATTCTGGCCCACATCGCACCCCCGTGGACATTAGGCTCATCCCCGTCATCTGATTCACAACCTGTGAATATTACCTGAAAACTTAAGCACCTATTGGGCATGGTTGTCACAGCAATACACATAGCGTGTAAAAACTCACCGTGGTAGTTCACATGATTGCATGTATATTCACGCCTTACCCAACACTTGAAGTGGGGTATGTTACTCTGCAAATAGGGCATTTTTGTCTCCCGAAAAACCCTTAATTAGTATATTATAATATATTAGTATATATATATATAATATATATTATAATTAAGGGGATTTCAAATGTATTGTTGGCACTGTAAAACACAGGAATTAATCTGGGGTGGGGATGACGATCTGGAGGATGATGTTTTCTGCATGGTAACAAATCTTTCATGCTCTAGATGTGGTTCTCAGGTGGATGTCTATCTTCCCAAAGAGGGAAAGAAAAGAGAGAAGTCGGTAAAAGAGATGGAGGCAATCATCCAGAAGCTGAAAAACAGGATACAGAAAATCAACATACTAATAGACAGGGATGGCGCAAAAGAGGTATAGCAGATATACTGCCTGTGGGGTACAAGTCTCCCAGTACCCCCGGCGGGTTGAGCGAGTTCCTCTCCGCTCCCCGCCGTTATTATTTGGGAGAGGGAGATTATATGTCAGATAACATAATAGAATTTCCTAATAGCAGGATGATTACTGATGAGGACGCTCTAGATCCAAACGAAATGCTCCAAAACATCTGCGAGGATGTGGAGATGATCGAGGCTCTGGTTGTTGGTTGGACAAAAGAGGGTAAGCTATTTATGGGAACATCTCACGGAAAAGCTCCTGACATGGTGTTTCTTTTAGAACTTGCGAAGTCAGTATTGTTAAACAAATGCGTAGGAGATGATGATGTTTAAAGCATTTATAATGATTTGCCTTGCATCACTGCCGGATTTTTGTTCAGAAGTAGAAGATAGCAGAGGCCCATATTCAGATAGAGAGGCTTGTATAGAAAGAGTTGCTGAGATGATAGAGGCAACAAAAGAGTTTGGCCCTGAGTATTACACAGCAAACTATAAATACAGATGTCAAAAGCTAGACATGATTGGCACATGAAAGAACTTGCTGCTGTAAAATCAAAAATTGGTCAACTTCCAATAGAAGATCAAAAGGAAATGCTTGACCTTCTTCTTGAGCTTGAGAACGCCAAGGAGAAAGAGGCATCTAGGACAGACTTTCTGACCTTTGTGAACAAAATGTGGCCTGCGTTTATCGCTGGCAAACATCACGAAGTAATGGCAGATGCCTTTGAAAGAGTGGCTAAAGGCGAGTTAAAACGCTTGATAATCAATATGCCGCCAAGACACACCAAGTCTGAGTTTGCATCCTTTTTGTTTCCGGCTTGGTTCCTAGGGCGTTACCCAGAGAAAAAAATAATACAAACAGCACACACGGCAGAACTTGCTGTGGGATTTGGGCGTAAGGTCAGGAACCTTATCGGTCAGGATGACTTCCAAGAAGTTTTTCCGGGTATAGAACTTTCATCTGACTCCAAGGCTGCTGGGCGTTGGAATACAAACAAGCGGGGTGATTACTTTGCTATTGGTGTTGGTGGTGCAGTTACTGGTAAAGGTGCTGACGTTCTCATTATTGACGACCCCCACTCGGAGCAGGAGGCGGCACTGGGGGCTT